CCCCCCCTCCGATGCGTTTCCCCCTTGCTGCCTGCTCCGACCTTGCCACCCGTCAGGTCAAGTGGATCTCCCGCCACGATCAACTGAAGAACGGGTCCCGCCCTTCCTCCTACATTCACTGGGGTCTGCCTGCCACCGTGCTTGCTGCCCAGTATGCTGAGGCACACGCCACCGACCACCGCTGCCCCATCAGCGGGTGGGTCAGCACTCAGGGGGACTGAGTGTTTGGCAGTCTCATTCGTTCGTTCGTGTTTGGCAGGGGTCGGCGGTTCATTGCCGCCCCTTGCGGCGGCGCGTTATAATATTATAAGGATCGATGCCCGTATATAAAATCAATGGGTCCCCATAAGCTATAAAGTGTTACGAAAGCGATCTAATTATTCCTTTCATTATAAAATTTTTTTTCCCTATATAAAAACGAAAAAAGGTTTAAAGGAAATGAAAAAAAATTCTGGGAGTATTTTTGAATCCATAGAGGTCGATCCAATTAGTGGTGAGTATTATATTACAATTCCAGAAGCAGTTATGAATGAACTGGAATGGTATGAAGATACTCAAATCAAGTTTATCATCGATGGTGATGAAGTCATTCTATCAGAAGCAGATTGACAAGTAATACATAATGATGTATGATAATGAAGTAACTATTTTCTATTATGGCAAAAGGATTTACAGTAAAAGCAAAATCGCCTGTTACACAAAAACCAGCAGAAGAATGGGACTACAATTTAGCAAAAGAAATGATACGTGGAAAGTCCATCGTATTTTGTCTGCCTGGTAGAGGAGTCTCATACACTTATCTAAAAAACTTCGTACAACTTTGTTTCGATTTAGTTCAGTCCGGAGCAAGTATTCAAATTTCACAAGATTATTCATCGATGGTGAACTTTGCGAGATGTAAGTGTCTTGGTGCAAATGTTCTAAGAGGACCAGATCAGATACCTTGGGATGGTAAACTGAAGTATGATTATCAATTATGGATTGATTCTGATATTGTTTTTAACACTGAGAAGTTTTATCAATTAATCTTAATGGATAAAGATATTGCTTCTGGATGGTATGCAACAGAAGACGGTCACACAACCTCAGTCGCTCATTGGATGGAAGAGGATGATTTCCGCAATAATGGTGGAGTCATGAATCATGAAACCGTTGAAAGCATCTCCAAGAGACGTAAACCATTCACAGTTGATTATGCTGGATTTGGTTGGATTCTCATTAAACACGGCGTATTCGAGCATTCTGAAATGAAGTATCCCTGGTTTGCTCCAAAGATGCAAGTCTTTGAATCTGGAGAAGTTCAAGACATGTGTGGAGAAGATGTATCATTCTGTTTGGATGCAAAGGAAGCAGGATTTGAAATTTGGTGTGATCCTCGCATTCGCGTAGGTCACGAAAAAACAAGAATCATTTGAGATGACTAACGAAACTTACAATATTCTTTGTAGAGGAAGACAAATTTATACAAGTCTCACTGAAGAAGAATATTTCAATGTTATGGAGGATCTGGCAATTCAATTTTATCAGACAGGTTCTCCACGACCTGAAGAACTTGAAACAGAAATTATTGGAGAATAACTCTTATGGCTATGGCAAAAGGAAAAAACGGATCTTATATTCCAGGACCTCCTAAGAAGTCTCGTCAAGGAGATGGTGGAGGAACTAAGTATGCTGCGTCTTCTCGTAATGGAGCACGTAAGAAGTATAGGGGTCAAGGTAAAGGATAGCATAAATGTATCTTCTAGACTGTGATGATGAATGGAATCATATACATCCTGAAGATTTATGGGTTTATAATAAACTATTTTTAAGTCGGCGTTTAGGTTATACTTGTGGTCCTGCAGGCACTACAGTTCCTAAACCCGACTTTTATATTGTTCGTCCATCCTTTAATTTATTTGGAATGAGTCGTTTTGCTCGTATAGAATGGATAGAAAAGTTTACAGATGATATACATCCTTCTGAATTTTGGTGTGAAATCTTTAAAGGAGAACACTTAAGTGTTGATTATCATCATCAACATCATGATATGACGGTGTTGGGTGTTAGGGGAGAAAAAAATCCCATCTATAAGTGGGACAAATGGCAAAAAATTGATCGAAAAATAGAATTTCCTGATATTTTAAAAAATTTAAAGAAAAACTATGAGTGGATTAATTGCGAATTTATTAACGGAAATCTTATCGAAGTGCAATTTCGTAAAAATCCTGACTTTAGATATGAAAATACAGTAGCAATTCCAATCTGGAAAGAAGATGGTGATAAAATTTATGAAGATTATAGATATATTGATGACATAGATTACAAAAGAAAAGGATTTTGGGTGAAATAAATACATTTTTTGTGTATAACTGAATTGGAACGCTTTTCAATGGGTAAACATCTGCTTTTAGAAGTGTATGATGTTGATTTTGAAACAATTAATAATGTTGAATTGCTTCAAAGTGCAATGTTAAAAGGTATTGAGCGTGCGAAAATGACTGTTTTAAATGTTTTTTCACACTGTTTTATACCTCAGGGGTGTACGGTTGTCATTGCCCTTGCAGAAAGTCACGTTTCGTGTCATACTTGGCCTGAGAATGGGTGTTTAGCAGTAGATGTTTATACTTGTGGAGAAGGGAATCCAAAATTAATTGCTCTTGAAATTCTAAAATACCTGGATTCAAACAATTTTAGACTTCGAGAGTTGGATCGTTAAATAAGAATAAGGAGATAGCAACCTCCTTTATAAAAGTTCTGTTTTATTCATTAAAACAGGAGCTAAAATGTCTAATTTACCAGTCGATAGAGACTCAAATTATATGAGAGAAATGTGGGGAACGACTCGTCTTATCACCGATTATGAGAGTGTGCCACCAAAAAGAGTGATTCAAGAGGTTATGCATGATCTGGCACCTAAACATAACTTAAAAAAGCAACAAGAATTACACGAAAAAATTCGCAATGATGATGATTATGATGATTGGGAGTATGGAACTGAGCCTGGATACGGATCTTTGTGGAAATAAACATAAATAATCCAAGAAATTTCTTATCCAATGGCAGTAACTCGAATATCTCGATCATTCAAAGATATCAGTTTGTCTTTTGATCCACATCCTGTAACAAAAGACTTGCCAATTTTGAAGAATCAAAATGCAATTATTCGTTCAATTCGTAATCTTGTAGAAACAATCCCAAATGAAAGATTTTTTAATCCTAGTTTGGGATCTGATGTTCGATCTAGTCTGTTTGAATTTGTTGATTTTGCAACAGCATCAGTTATAAGAGATCAAATTCTCAACACAATTTCAAACTATGAACCTAGAGTGGATAATACTGATGTAGAAGTCGAACCTCGACCAGATTCTAATGAATTTGAAGTAACCGTTATTTTTGACATTATCGGACAAGAAGTACCAACGCAACAGTTCTCATTCATATTAGAGGCAACAAGATAAAATGCCTTTCACCAAATTTACAAATCTAGATTTCGACCAGATAAAAACTTCAATCAAAGATTATCTTCGTGCTAACTCGACCTTTACGGACTTTGATTTTGAGGGGTCGAATTTCTCTGTGTTAATTGATACTCTAGCATATAACACATATATTACAGCATTCAACTCAAATATGGTTGTAAATGAATCCTTTTTGGATTCTGCAACTGTTAGAGAAAACGTCGTTTCTCTTGCAAGAAATATTGGATATGTACCTTATTCCAGAAACGCGGCAACTGCCACAATATCATTTGCTGTGAATGTAGAACCTAATGATTCCTTGGAAGATGGAACTCCTATTTACACTCCAACTGTCACTTTACAAGCAGGTCTTGTTTGTACTGGTTCGGTGAGAGGAACTTCTTATGTATTTTCTGTTCCGGAAAATATCACAGTTCCAGTTATAAATGGTGTGGCAACATTTAATAATGTTGAAATCAAAGAAGGTACTTTTCTTAGCAAGAAATTTACAGTCGATGCATCTTTAGATCAAAAATTTATACTTGATAACTCTTTTATCGATACTTCTACGATTAGAGTTTATGTAAAAGGATCTAGTGATAGTGGATTAGGAGGAAAATATTCTTTAGTAGACAACATTTTTAATGTAGATTCAAATTCTCAAATCTTTTTGATTCAAGAAGTACAAGATGAAAAATATCAACTGCTTTTTGGAGATGGATTTTTCGGTCAAAAACTTGAAAATGGTGCATTAATTACTGTTAATTATGTCATTACAAGTGGAAAGGATGGTAATGGTGTAGAAGTTTTTTCCTTTGCTGGATCTTTAAGAGATGCTGACAATCGTATCGTAAATCAAAACACAATTACAGTCACCACAAATCAAAAGTCTAAAAATGGTTCTGATATTGAGACGATAGATTCTATTCGTTATTTTGCACCAAGATTATATGCATCTCAATATAGGGCAGTTACTGCAAATGATTATGAGACGATTATAAAATCTAAAATATATGGAAATGCTGAATCAATTTCAGTAGTAGGTGGTGAAGAATTGGATCCACCACAATTTGGTAATGTATTAATTGCCATCAAACCAAAAAATGGATATTTTATTTCTGACTTTGATAAAGAGCAAATTTTATCAAAATTGAGACAATATAGTATTTCTGGAATTAACGCTACAATTGTCGATCTTAAAGTGCTTTATGTAGAAATTGATTCCTATATTTATTATAATGATAGTCAAGTTGCAAGTTCTTCAGATTTAAAAACAAGAGTAAATACGTCTCTTACAAAATATTCAGAGTCTGTTGATTTAAACAAATTTGGTGGGAGATTCAAATATAGTAAACTTTTACATGTCATAGACAATACCGATACAGCAATTACATCAAATATCACTAGAGTTAGAATTAGAAGGGATTTAAAGGCACTCATAAATAGACAAACTCAATATGAAATTTGTTTTGGAAATCAGTTTCATGTGAACTCTTATGGATATAATATTAAATCGACAGGATTTAAAATATTAAATGAACCAGATACTGTATATTTTACAGACATACCAAATTCTGATGGTAAAACGGGTATAATTGCAGTTGTAAAACCATCATCATCAGTTTCTGCTACATCATCTTCGAATGTTTCTTTACAACCATTTGTAATTATTCAATCTGCTGGTGTTGTTAACTATGAAACTGGAGAAATAACAATTAATACTCTTACCATAACATCTACAGTAAAGAATAATGATATCATTGAGATACAGGCATATCCAGAGTCAAATGATGTCATAGGTCTTAAAGATCTTTATGTATCTTTTGATATTTCAAAAAGTCAAATAAATATGATAAAAGATACAATTGCATCTGGTGAAGATAATTCTGGTGTATTATTTGCCAAGGATTCTTATCGCTCAAGTTATTCAAATGGGAGTTTAACGAGGTCATAATATGGTAGATAATGGTTTCGAATCAAGAGTAAAAATACAACAAATAATTGATAGTCAATTACCAGAATTTATTTTAGATGAAAGTCCAAAGACATCTGAATTTTTAAAGCAATATTATATTTCTCAAGAATATCAAGGTGGTCCAACCGATATTGTTGAAAACTTAGATCAATATTTAAATCTTGATAATCTTATTCCTGAAGTTGTTGTTGGGCATACAAATCTCTCATCTGATATTTCTTCTACTGCTGATACAATTACCGTAACATCAACAAAAGGTTTTCCACAAAAATATGGTCTCTTAAAAATTGACAATGAAATTATCACATACACTGGAATAACATCCAATACATTTATCGGATGTATTCGTGGGTTTAGTGGTATTACAAACTATCATAAAGACTTACAGTATGAAGAA